CTAACCTTCTTGCCGCTCGCGGTGATCTTGACGCGGGCCTTGCCTTTCGCCGGCTTAGCCACGACGCACCCGCTTCTTCGCGGTCTTCGCGCTGTCCTTGAAGGCCTGGGCGGTCGGCGCACCGGGCTCTCCCGGCTTGCGCATCTTCTCGCCGCTGCCCTCTTTGATGCGGACCCTTTTGCGCCTGATGTTCTCGTAGAGCCCCGGCTTACTTGCCATACTTCACCCGCCGCTTCTTTGACGCCTCGATGGCGCGGCCCTGCTTCTCGGCCTTGCCCTTGTCGGCGTAAGACTTGCCCGACTTGCCGTACTTGTAGGCGACCTTGCCGCCCTTGGTCGTCTTCATAACAGGCATCTAATCATCTCCTACGACGCGCAGCTTCGCAACCCGAGCGCGGCCAGCCTGCAGCCGTTCGGTCAAAGCGTTCACGTCAATGTTGCGGTTGTCGTTTATGTTCTCGTTCGGCATCACCTTAGCCAGCAACGTGGCAAACGTGCGCGGTTCGTCGTTAGCCAAAGCGTGCAAATAATCCACGCCACCAGCCCTCTCAAAGGCTTCCATAATCGCAGCCTTCATATCTCGCGTCGTCTTGTTAGGCGTGCCCTTCTTGCGCCCGCCAAACTTCTTCCCTGTCGTGTTCGCCATACCAAATCAACCTAGTTTAGGTTCCAGATAATAACCCAGCTCGGCGCATCAAGTCGAGCAAAGTCTGCTCCTCCAACAAGTACAGCCGCCTCGACCTGTCTTGCCTGACGACCAGCAGGTCGGCGCCGTCCTGATCCAGCGCGTCGTACAAGAACTTGTAGCCGCTCTTCTTGCGCTTCGCCTCGACGGTGTAAGGGCCCAGCTTGATGTCGCCCTCCAGATCCTCGCCGGCCGCTTTGAACGCGCCACTCCCAAATACCCGCCGGACCTCAGCACCGGCATCCTGCCAAAACAACACCGTTTCCCACTCCAGTTCGTATCCTCTTTGCTTGTTTCTGTTAGGCATAAGCAAGCCTCCAATGGGGCTTGCATGCCAATAGCATAGCCCCTATAGGGGCGTGCAAGCGTGCAAGCAAGTTTTTCCTAATATTTTCAAGCATTTAAGCCAGCTTGCACGCACTTGCATGCCCAACTTGCACGTGCAAGCAGTTTTTCGCAGTTTTCTGCGGGTTTGAGTGCGTGCAAGTGCCCAGCTTGCACGGTGACTGACGTGCAAGCTGATATCACTTTTGAGAACATCTGAACGTCCACCTCCCGGTCGTCTTTTTGCGCTCGTCGAGCACCAGCTCGACAGTCCCAACGCTAGTGTTAACCGGCTGCTGAAACATGTCGTACAGCCTCTCCATCAGGCCAGACGGCATCCTGTCTGCGCTGCTCGGCCACCCAGCGTCGTCCCTCAAACTGTCATGCACATCAGACGCAGCGTGCTCTCCATATCCGCAGATGCCAATAATCTGCTCCGCCAGATGCAGCGCCAGCACGGCGTCACCGCCGGACACCGACATCGAGTTGAGGGCATCCTCCTTGCTGCTGAGGTGGCACACGCCAATCTCGAACCCCTCCGGAAGCTCACATCCCTGCAGCTCATACACAATGGGCTGCAGCGGGCTGCCCTCGCGTATCTTGCCGGTGTCTAGCACAACCCACCGCCCCAGGTTCTGCTCTAGCGTATTCCTGCGCCACTCCTTGCGGTCATTGCCGCCGGCTGGCATCCAGTTGGCCAGCGTAAAGCCACAGTCCAGAGCGCTATAGATAGCACCGGATCCACGCCACGCGCTGCTGTCCGCCCTGTACCAGTCGGCGTCCTTCGACCGATCCTTTGGCGTGTGGTGGGCGTGCATGACGGCAGCACCTGTCATCGACGTTATCAGCAGGAACGCCTTGGTCAGCATTGCAGCGCTGTTGGCGCTGTTCTCGTCCATCGCGTCGGACAATGTGATGTACGGGTCTAGGATCACCAGCCGAGCGCCGGTGCTGCGGACCCAGCCGACGATCTTGGCCACGTTGTCCTCGTCGATCTCAGGCGTGCCCACCTCATTCAATGCAATCAGGCGCATCATGCCCTCGGTCTTGCCGCGCACCGATACGCCAAGGCTGTGAGTCAGCCCCAGGTCGACAGCAGCAGCCTTCAGACGCCTCTTGATGTCGGAGACGTGCTCCTCGTTCGCAATCCACAAAGAGGGCTCTGGGCGCTCAGCCCTGGGCAGACCTATCCGCTCAGTGCAGCCGGCGGCCAGCGTGACAGCGAGAGACGCCAGCCACCGGGTTTTGCCGACGTTCGACGTGCCGCCCAGCGAAGTCAGACCGCCGGCCGGAATCATGCCCTCAATCAGCCAATCGATGGCCGGCAGTGTTTCCAAATGCAAGCCTTCAACCGTAATGGTCTCGATCTCACCGCTGTCCGCCGCAACGCGAGCCTCGATGTCGGCTGCCGTCGTCTCGCGCTGCGGCCCGATAGGGCGCGACGGGGGTACCTCCATTATTGGAGTCTCCGCCAGCAGCGCCTCGATCACGTCGTCGTCCAGATCCGCAGACTGCTTCGCCGTCGCGCTGTCGACGAGCGCCTCGATCTTGCCGCGCCGGTCGAGCCAGTCATAGTGCCGGGGATGCGCCGCATCTGCAGCCTCCGATGCGTCCATCAGCGCGTTGAGCACGGAGACCTGCTCCTCGCGGGACAGCAGCCTGCCGTCCCTGCTCCGCTCTGGCAGCCGCATCGACAGGGTGCGGAGCGCCGGGTACAAATCCTCGGCAGTGCGGATGCGCTCGACCAGCTCGTCGTCGGTCGCAGTGTTCCACGATGTGGCCGTCAGCTCGCCGCTGCCGCCCTTCTTCACCATGATGGCACGCAGCACGTCGAGCGGGAACTTGGACACCGGCACGTCGCCGAAGACCTCGTAACCCGGCGTACCCGGCCAGCAGATGTAGCCTGCGCCGCCGGCCTTGACATCGACGCCCTCCGCGAGCTGAGCCGGGAAGCGGATTCCGTCGGCATGGCGAAAAATAAAATGCAAGCCCTTTGACCGCGTCGAGTGCGAGCGCGTCTCGCGCAGCCAGACTTGGTTTTCGTCGAGCCACTGCTGCACCTGCGGGCCCTTGTGCAAGTCAACATCGATGCACAGCAGGCCGGACATCGCGCCCATCGGCACGGCTATCTCTTTTGCTCTGGGGTGCGAGAACAACTCAACCACCCGATCCGGGTCGGTCGTAGCCACCTTGTAGCCGCCTTGTCCGGGGCCGACGCCAAGCTCGGCGTTAGACCAAGCCGGAACCTTGTCGCTGGTCGGAAAAACAGGCAGCCCTGAAGCTGCAACGTCAAGTGCAGCCTTGATTAGTGGCCGCTCGTTATCGTATAAATCGTAAGTCGGTGCCATATCTGGTCTCCTGTCCCAGGCATGCGATAGACGGGTGTTCCTTACCCGCACATCGAAATCTAACCCGGCCTCGCGCCGGGTTAAATTTCTCTATAAACCACCTCTTCGTTTGACGCAATGTTTTGCCATCAAGCCCCCAATGCAACAAAGATAATAAATATAACCGCGAGGGTCGCCACGAACACTACGCCTTCCAGTATCATTCTTGCCATGTCACTCTCTCCTTGTTTTCCTTGTGCTGATATAGGTGACTGACACACAGATTGCAACACCTAAAAATATTTAGGTGTTAGTTACTTGCAATCGGTCACTGACGAGTATATATTTCAGATCTACACAACAGGAGACGACCATGTTTTACCATTTATATGCCCGCCCCGCCGACGCTCAGGCCGATGATATCAAGATCATCAACACCATTAACGCGCTGGTGGAAGTCGTCCGCCAGCCTCAGAAAAAAGCTGTCGTCAGAAGTATTGCTGACGCAATAGAAGCGGCCGCCAGCGGACTTAATCATTTTCACGCTGAAACCGAGGTGAGAGCCTTCTGCACATCGGTCACCGATGTCACCGACAGAGATGAGCTGTCAGACATAATTGACGACTACATCAAAACCGCCCAACAGATGGTGATGGAGGGAATATGACTTATACGGACATTTTGAAAGACAACATTGCTGCTGGTCGCATGACGTGGCAGCAAGCCTACGACTTCTTGGTTCATCACGGGGTGCGCCCCGACATGGCAGCAACCTTACTTGGAGAGAAAAAATGTGGATAAAAATTGCCGAGAAAAGCAAAGACACAAATCATCGGTGGATAGTAACCGCCGATCACAAAGATATAGAATTGCGCAACATGATGCCTACTTCAAAGACTACTGAATCTGACCTGCCGCGGATTTATAACGAGTCTGCCAGAATGCTTCGCCGCGCCCGCCGCGAAGCTAATGAGGGTTACTTCGTGATGGCTCAACGCAAGCTAGCTCCTTTTCACTTTGAGTTGCTCATCGAAGAAAGCATTTGACCCGTGACTAATACTGACGTAAGAGATGACACATGAAACAACTACTCCCGCACCAGATCGAGGACGCCAAGTTCCTCGCCTCCAAGGCCTTCGCCGGCAACTTCAGCGGAATGGGCAGCGGCAAGACGCTGACCGCCCTTGAGGCCTTCCGGCTGGCACGCAAGCTGGTGACCGATCAGGTCATCGTCGTCGGCCCGCCGATCAGCCTGCGGATGTGGGCCTCCGAGTTCGAGGCTTTCTTCCCCGGCGACAAGGCTCAGCTCGTCAAGACCGGCAAGACCACTCTCGACGGCTCCGCCTCGGCTCTGGTCATGTCTTACGAGATCGCGACCACGCGTGCCGCCGAGCTGTCTCAGCTCAAGGCCCGCGCCCTGATCCTCGACGAGGCGCACGCCTGCAAGTCGGTCAAGGCCAAGCGGACCAAGGCCATCCTCGGCAGCGGCGGCCTAGCCAGCAGCGTTGAGTATTGCTGGTTCCTGACCGGCACGCCGATCACCCGCTGGAACGACGACTTGTACCCGTTCCTGTGCCGGGCTGATCTGGACGGCCTGCGCCGTCGCTGCGGCGGAGATCATATCGACCGTTTCAGCCTTCGATACACCGTTGTGCAGAAGCGCCAGTTTCCGGGAGCTCGGTTTCCCACCAAGATGACAGTCGGCAGCCGCAACACCGACGAGCTGAACGAGTGGCTGTTCGACGGCGGACTTGCCGTTCGCCGCGAGCTGTCCGAGGTCTGGGATGCAATGCCTCCGCTCACTATCAACCGCCTCAACATCGGCCTGTCGATGGACGACGAACTGCGCGATATCCTCGCCGGCTTCAAGACGCAGGCCCAGATCGATCAGGCCGTCGCGGCGAACGACGAGCACATCGCCACCGCCCGCCGGAAGATCGGCGAGGCCAAGGTGTGCGAAGCCGCCACCGAGATCCGTGATCGCGTGGCCAGCGGTGCCGGTGCCATCCTCGTCGGGGCTTGGCATACCGGCGTCATCGACGCGCTGGTCTCCGAGCTGTCGGACCTGCGGGTCGCCGCTCTCGACGGCCGAACCAGCAGCGCCCGCAAAGACGAGCTGCAGCGCGCTTTTAACTCCGGCGAGCTGGACGTGCTGGTCGGCCAGATCGCGGCCATGGGCGTGAGTCTGAACCTGCAGCACGGCGGCAACCGCATCATCGTGGTCGAGGAGGACTGGAGCCCCGCGATCATGGACCAGTTCTACGCCCGCCTGCACCGCATCGGGCAGACGAAGCATGTCCACGTCGACATCCTGCAGTCGGACGACAAGCTGTCTCAGGCCGTGGCGCGCATCGCTTCCGCGAAGCGGAGATCTCACGCTATAGCAATGGAGGTTTAAGATGAGTCTTCGTGATGCAGTTCTGCGCGGTGCCGATATCCACGAATCCCGGAAGGAATGGGGCTTCAACCGAACAACCTACTTGAACAGCTCGGAGGCTGACTCTTGCATCCGCAGCATATGGTATTCCAAACATCGTCCGGGAGAGGCAGCCGAGCAGGACTGGGGGTACGCCCGGCGCGGCCACGCTGTCGAGCGTTACATCATCGACAGTTTGTCCATTCTGAACGACGTGTCCCTCGACCTTGTGGGCGCTGGTCAGGTCAGCCTGCAGGACGAGGAGCGCCGGCTATCGGCGACACCCGACGGGGTCATACGATTTGGCGACGGAGACTGGTTAGGCCTTGAAGTCAAGTCAATAGACCCTCGTACTAACACCGGGCGTCTGCCGAAGCCAGCTCACATTACCCAAATCCGTATCGCGATGGCTTTGCTGAACCAGCAGCGGGACTACAATTTGAAACATGGATACCTGCTGTATGTCGACGCTTCGAACTTCAACCGCATGTTTGAGTTCGTCATCGACGCCGACGACCGCATCCTTGACGTTTACGCTAAGAAGGCAACGCGGGTGTTTTCGGCGGTGACGGACACCGTCTTAGATCGCGAGGGCAAGCGCACCGGCGAGTGTAAATACTGCGCCTTCTCTGCTATCTGTGGAGTGGCTGCCGGCGAGAGCAAGACGCCGCGCCCGCAGGCTCGACCCGCCGGGTTCGACGCCACCGTGCTGCGCTACGCTGAGCTTCAGGATACCGAGGCCGCCATCAAGGCGGAGAAGGACAGCCTGAAGGAGGATATGAAATCAGTCCTGCAGACCGCAGGGCACATGATTGTCGGCAACATCGAGGTCTCGATGTCGCTGGCCAAGGGACGTGCCAGCCTTGATCGTAAGGCTGTCGCGGCGGCGGGTATCGATCTGAGCCCGTTTGAAAAAGTAGGCGCTCCTGTTGAGCGCCTTTCTGTAAAACGTGTCAATTAAGAGGTGACTAAAATGACTAACGCACTGACTGCTTTTATTAACAACACTAACCTGCCTGTCATGGACGACGACGCGATGGCTGCCGCCATCGATGCTAGCCAAGAGGAGGAGGGATATACTCAGGGAGGCGGCCTTACCTTCATCGACTTCTCGGGCAAGATGAACCAGTACCGCGTCGGCAGGGATCGTGACGCCATGGATCCGGAGAAAATGTTTTTGTTCGAGCCAATCTCCGCAATTAAAGGCTGGATCTGCTGGAAAGGTGGAAAGGTTGTTGATCGTAAGGAGTGGTCTTACTTGGACAAGGCCGCCGCCGTATCGTCGGAGTTTCTGGACGACCATGGACCCTACAAGGACGGCGACGGATGGAAGCCTCTGCGCGGCTTCGGGTGCGTTGCCCTCGACGGCAGCGGGGAGAACTTTAAGTTCACCTCGAACGCCGCCGGTGCCCGCAACTCTATCGAGGAGATGCTGTCTCAAATCTCCAAGAACATTAAAAGCAAAGAGCCATCCTTGCCTATCATCAAGTTCTCGTCAGAGAGCTTTACGTCGAACGAGTACACCAACTGGAAGCCGACATTTCCGGTGGTCGCTTGGGTTACTCGGGATGCCGCCCAGGCGTTCTTCGCAGGAGGTAGCATGGACGACCTGCTTGCCGGCAAGACGCCCAAGAAACTGAAGTAGTGGGAAGGCCGCCGCTTGTGACAGGGCGGCGGCCGTCCCCTGCGGGGGTGTCCTTGAGATTATTTGCCGGGGTAAGATGTACAATCTAATTACAGATATCGACGAGCTGCAGCAGTATGTTGACGCCATTGGCGACGGGTTCTGCGCGCTTGACTTCGAGACCACTTCCCTGCGGCCCCAGGATGGGCGTGTAAGGCTCGTCAGCTTGTTCGATGGTACCCGGGGTGCTGTCGTGGACTTCGACGCTATACGGGGCGGATTTAAGGCCTGTGCGGGCATGTTCAGCCGGGGGGAGTGGATCGTATTCAACAGCGGGTTCGAGCTGCGGTGGTTTATCGCCGCCGGCTGCCCGAAAACACGGTGCCGGGACGTTGGTTTCCTGCGCCGCGCCATCCTCGGCGGCGGCCGCTACAGCCTGAAGCAGGTGGTGGCGTGGGACTTGGACCGGGAGATGGACAAAACCGAGCAGACCAGCAACTGGGCCGCGCCCGAGCTGACCCAATCCCAGCTCGACTACGCGTTCAAGGACGCGGTCGATACCTGGAACTTGTTCCAGCACTGGTATGACAGGTCCGACGAGCTGCACCTACAGGCGTGGGAGCTGCTCGACGGCATGGTGCCGGCGGTGATTGAAATGGAGGACACCGGCATGCTCGTCGACATCCCCCGCCACCGTCAGCTTGCCAAGCATTGGGCATCGATCTCCGAGAGCAAGGTCAAGTTAATCCGAGAGACGGTGCCTGTCACTGCGGTGCAGAATATTAACAGCGACACGCAGTGGAGCGATTTCTTCGCCCGCGAAATGCCCGATAACATCCTGTCGAAGTGGCCTCGCACTGAGAAGACCGGCACGCTGTCCATGACCGGCAGCACGCTGTCGAAGATTGGCTCTCACTTTTTTGGACACTTTGGGGAGAACCCGATCACGACGCTGGTCGACGCTCTGCGCGACTACAAGAAGATGTCGAAGTACCTCAGCAGCTTTGGCGACACGCTAGCCGACAAGGCGCAGATGCACGACGACAACCGGGTGCGCTGCCGGTTTAACATCGGCGCGGCGAAGACCTGCAGGTTCTCGTCGACGGGTCCGAACCTGCAGCAGATCCCGCGCGACCTCGACCTGCTCGGCGAGCGCACCAGCGTGCGATCCTCGTTCATCGCTCCCCCCGGCAAGAAGCTGGTCAGCCTGGACTACAGCGGCATCGAGCTGCGCGTCCTTGCCCTTCTGTCAAAAGACGAGCAGCTCCTGCACGACGTTGTCCACGGCGACGTGCATGCCGAGGTGGCGTC